TGGCATCAGCCAGCTGGGCCGGGGTGATCAGACTGCTAGCCACGACTCCCCCGCGCCGGAGGGGGAGACGGCTCTTCGTCCTCGACTGTCAGGCCGAGACGCGCGGCGTCCTCGTCGCTCAGCTGAAGCTGAGCCACATACTCACCGAAGAGGACGTCATAAACCCTCATATCCTCGCTCACTTTGTCAGGTCCACTTTCGCAAATCCAGTAGGACGGCGGATAGCCAGGAGGGACCTGCGCTCGATACGAGTAGTGACGATATTCGACACGAAGTTGTCGCCATGGGAGGTCGTAGCCTCAACCCGGATACCACCACGAGTGTAGAAGGTACCGCAGGTCTTGAAAGCCCCAACATAAGCGGTCCCCTTTTCGATAGACGGGGTGACCACAGTATTCAGACCCCACACGCCCGGGAAAAGCTGCACATCGCCCTGCGCAGCATACGCCGGCATAAACATACCGCCACCGTAGTACTGTCCACTCTGATCTTTTGCCGTACGCAGCGCGGCATAGTCCTCGACGCTCATGATGATACCGTCCGCGGTGTAGCCGGACGTCCGTGCCACAGCCGATGCGGCCTTGAAAAGCGCATCGGCAACAGTGTCGTCACCCTTGGTGAGGGAGTGGATACCAGAGGTAGCCGCCAGGCCCCGAATAGAAGCACCAGTACCGGTGCCCTTGAGCAGGTCCCTCTCCTCAGAAAGCTGCAGCTCATAGACGCCGCGACCGTTGATCTCCGAGACCAGGAAAGCAAAATCCTCCAGCATCTCGTCGGAAAACTGGATAACGCCAGCGGTCTTTTTGTAGGCTTCGGTAACCAGCTCTGGGTCACCAACCCGGAAGCTCGGCTTTTTATCGCCCTCGCCCACAGCCGAAAAGTAACCCTCAGGAGAACCCTCACGCAGCCACGAAACAGCGGCACTATCGGTGGTGCCCTGAGCGAAAAGATCAGCAACCTGAAGACGCTGACGCTGCGTCACCAGACCCGGCAGATACTCCGTCGCATAAGGCATCGCACTGGCCGGAGTCTTTTCTGGATCCGACGCATCCTTCCGGCCGAGCCACTCGGGAGCGGACACGGAGCCTTTGGACCCCTTCAGGCCCGCCAGTCGCTGGCCGATCATCTGTACCACATGCTCACCCAAAGACTTGGCACCAGCCTTTGCGGGAGGCTCGTCACCCAGACCACGGATGCTATCCAGCAGACTTCGGCCTTCGCGCAGAGTCTCGAGGCTCTTCTTAGCCGAATCCAACTCGGCCATCCAGCCACGGACCTCCTCCACACGATCGCCGAAGCCACCATCCGCGAGTGCCTTCTCAGAGGCTTCCTCGATCTTGTCCTTAAGGCCCTTGATTCGGGCCACAAGCTTTTCAGTGGTACTCACTGAACATCCTCCTTCACGCCCAAAAGGGCCATTACATCAGCCAGAGGGATTCCTTTCTGGCTGTTTTCCTGCTCGATATATTCCTCGTCGTCATACTGGTCGAGGAGCTCTCCGAGAGCCTCATATGCGGCTCGAATCAAATCAAGGTTCTTCCGCGAGATAGCCCTGCCAGCCTTAACTTCAGTGATAAGTGCCTGGTCGTTAGCCGGAATCGGGACCACGGACACCTCGAAAAGTTTCAGCTCTCGCAGCTCGTAGCCGTCCTGTGTACGAGCTGCGTCCACAACGGAATATCCGAAACTCATAGAGTCCAGACGCCCGTCCTTAAGCTGCTCGTACACGATGCGCCCATATGTATCGCCGGAGAGATCCAGCTGAGCCTTGAACCACAGGCCGCGGTCTCGCTCCTCGAGCGCAGTGACCACCCCAATATTTGCCCGGGGATCCTCCATGTTGTGGCCATAGTAGACGGAGATCTTTTTGCCTGTCTGCGCAAGCTCCGAGAGGAACTTGGAGAATGCACCTTTTACGACAATGTCCCCATACGAATCGATATTACCGAAGACAGAAGCGTAACCGGAGATCACGCCTTCTTCAGGCTCCCTGATAAGGCCTTTAGTCTGAACTTCAATAGATTTTTTGTTCATACCCAATTCACCACTATCTCGCATCGGCAGTTTGCAACTTCAGCAGGATCACCAGACGCGGAGTCGCCCGGCCACCTAAGACCATTAGAAAACTCGTCATCCAGCCCCACAGTCTCCCCGTTCATGGCAGCGTGCTCCGCCCTAGGGTTGCTGGATGTAGTCACCCACGTCTTCGTAGCCGCCCCATTCTGCCGCCCCGCTTCCAGACGGCCCCACGAGTAGTCCCACAGGGCCAGTCCGGACGCAAAGACACTCATAGCCTCGGGGCTGTCATCATCGGTGTCCTCCCACGCCTGCTCGACACCCTCGGCGCGAGCCTCGAGGTAATCCTCGGTCCGGTCGGTATCATAGTCTCCGGACCCGTGCTCACGGATCGCGCCCCGAGCCGCCCGCTCTGTAGCACGCACACTGATGGCTTTCAGCTTCTTGGCCCGCCGAGCGTCTTTTGCGCCACCCGAGAGTACTGCAACGTACTCCCGGGCGACACCATCCACCCATTCGGGGATTCCCTGTCGGGATTTTATCCCCCGCACCCCGGAGCCGGAGGGTGCGGAGTCTCGTGGTGAGGCCTGTCCGCCCACCAAAACATTCAACGGAGTGACGATGTCGTCTCCGCCTTCTACAGCATGCATGTTCAGCTTGGCGCGGGCTTCGTTGGCGCTCATGTAGGGCCGTCCCACAGCGGACTGGAAAAAAGCGCTCTGGGCCTCAAAATCGCCCTGCAGCTTTTCCGCCACATTGAATTCCAGATAGATACCTTCATCTACCCGCATAATGGGGAGGAGCCACGCATTTAACGCACTCTCAATCTGTGCGATAAGCGGACCAAGCGTATCACCATAAAGCATTTTACGGAATTCACGGACATTCGAATAGTTCGCATTATCCAAAACGCCCACCATGGTGGGGTTGACATGGAATGCCGCCGCCACAGTGCTAAACGAGAGCTTAGCCCCTTGAATGTACTGCTGATCAGACGCCGAAAAATCGATTTTCTTGAGGTCCATACCGTCCTCAAGAATGGGCGTCCCGCCAGCCCGAACACCATCTCCAGTGTACTGAGCGTACCAATCCTCCCGGAAAGCCTCACGGGCAGCATCAGACCACCGCGGAGCTCCCTGGGGACGGGTCAGCACAGACGAGACACGCCCGCCTCGAGCCCACAACTGGCGCCGATACTTCATCGCCTGAATCTGCTCAGCCAGAGTATCTTTCAGGGCATCAATAGCTGGGCTCACCCCAGTCACCGATGATGGACTATACCCCTCCACGGCGACGATTTTATCCCGGGACACGGAAGTACCGGCCCCCGAACCCCAGCCGATATTGTACTCGGAGATACCGAGTGCATCTTTTCGTGCCGGGGTCACCCATGCGGGAGGTACACGATATACCTCCCACCCACTATCTCCCTCATATGGGAGCAAAAAAGCCCGGTCGTAGAGGGCCAGATCCACAACCAGTGCAAAAACCAGATCATACAATGTCATCGTTGGATTTGCCTTACGACCGGACAGCCACAACCCGACAGAAGAGGTGGTGTCCCGCTCCCTGTCGGTAGCATTGACCCTCCGGTACGCGTGCAGCCCGAGGTGGGCGATATTACGCCCCAAAAAAGCTGTCACCGTACGGAGGTGAGGCTGAGTCTTATACAGCTCACCAGCACTCATACCAGACACCATGCGGAGAGCCTCGTCGAAGTCATAGGCCACCCCGCCGACATAGACCGGCGCGCTGAACCGCCGCCTCAGCCTATCCAGCAGACCCACTAGATAGCCTCCAATCGTCCGGTCTCGTACTGGGATATAGCATCAGTATACATCATTTGCACATAAATGGCAGTCACCAACGCACTGACACCGTCGATTTTCCCGCGAGACCGAACCTTATCCGGTTTAACATTCCCCGCGGCGTCGATGTGTGGCACTAGACACGACACCATCCATCGAAGCACCGGATCGCCACGATGGTCAATGAGCGGAGGATCCGACATCACCCTCCGCTTCAATTCCTTCGTAGGAGAGCTCAGAGTGACCGCACCCTGCCTAACCTTCTCCATAGTCAGACCGTCATCACTCAGCTGATTCGTCAAGTGGGTTGAGTTCCACGGGTCGAATCCCATAGATCGGATGTCATACCGCCCCATATCCTCATTTATACGAGAGCGGATAAAATCGTAGTCTGTCACATTACCGGGTGTGACCGTAATCCACCCCTGCCGCACCCACTCTGTCGCCGCCAGCTCTGTCATGTGGTCCAGACGATCTAGAGCAGCCTCAGGAAGCCAGTAGTGGCCCCACACGCGGGCAGGGCCATCCTCCTGAGGAGCGACATACATCAGGGCGCAGAGATCCGACACAGCCGCAAGGTCAATCCCCCCATACACGACCGATCCTTCCATACTCTCCGGAGTCCACGACCCATCACCAGCTGCCCGGTCCCACACTTTCACCGGAATGTAGGACTCTTTTTGATTCGCCCTAATCCCAAGATGGAGCCGCTTAAATGTGGCACGATCAGCCGAATTAGCTCGGGCCTTATCTGCCTGCGCCCGCATAAAATCTGGGCTAGGAGTCTCAGGATAGAGGGGATTGGCAGCATCCCACACGGCCTCGTCATAGATATCAGCGTCGTCCGGTGCCGCCCACACCGCCCCGTACATTCGTGGCGCCGGAAAATCTCCTCGGCACACGCCCTCCACCATCGTGCGACGCTTATCATATGGTGTGTGGATACGCCCCTCATCTGCTGTCGTGATGATCATAGAGAGCGGCTGCAGACGGGCCCCAGAACCCGACTCGAGAGCCTCCAGCAGCACACCATCCTTGTGGACGTGCAACTCGTCACAGATAGAAGCGTGCGGGTTTGTGCCATGCGCCAGTTCACCCCTAGACGACACTACCCTGATGGTCGACGAGGTTCTCTGCTGACGGATCTCATGAGTTACCGTAGTAACACCGGCCTTTTTCAGGAGCGGAGAAAAGGTCGCCAAATCGTGAAGTGGCTGAAAACAGGCTTTCGCCTGATCTCGAGAAGCAGCACCAATAATAACCTCGGCACCACCCTCACCATCACCAAAAGCCATAGTCATCGCGATAGCACTAGCCAGAGTAGATTTTGCACCTTTTCGGGGCATCTCGATAAATGCCTCCCGGCGCAACCGAACCCACCGCTGCGCCATATCACTCCACACCTGCCAACCAAAAAGCGGCGCGATGATATACGCAATCTGTGTGGCAGCAAGCTCAAGCGGCCGACCTGCCCACCTCCCTTTAGTGTGCCGCAGGCATCCAATAGTCTTCACCACACGGTCCACAGCGGCAGGATTAAACCGCACCTCCCTGCCATCTACCTTCTCCGGAGGATTCGGCGTGCGCCACAGGGGAGGCTTAAGCCTCCCCTGAATCCCTCGGCTTTTCAAATACCACTCAATCTCGGGCTCTAGCGGCGCCGAAAAGTACTTATCACTACCCACAATAGTGTCTTTTCACCCGATAAACGGATTAAATTCCTCGTCATCCGATGCCCTTCCGCGACGCGTTTTAGGCGTGAGACACAGCTCTTTCATAATCGCGAGAGCCGCAGAAGAATGAAACCTCATAGTGCTTTCCGCGGGGTTCTTTGCCAGCCTATTATGGCCGCCATCATGAACATTAACAGTACCCGCCTCGACAATGTCGTTCGAGGCCACCCTGATGATATGCAGGTGCCTAATAAGCATCTCCAAAGCCCACGAATCAGCTAGAGTCAACGCCCCGACACTCTCCTCAGAAAGAGTGTGCATAAACTGCGCCCACAGATCGGAAAGGACCGGACTGGCCTTAATCATAGCCGGCATTTTTGGGCCGGGAATAGCCTTTTCATTCCTATCAATACCGCTATTATTAGTATCTTCAATAATCCGCATTACCGGCTCCTCACGTGATCGAAAATTTAAGCATATCAACCGCGGCATTGCCACGGTTCAGCTTCGTCTATTCTCTTTCGCGATTTAAACGCCCTACCCTAGTGGCGTACGTTTTTCTTTTGTGGCATCTTTTACAAAGAGACTGAATTGCACTTTTATCTAGAAGGTCTTCTATATTTTTTAATGCAATTGATCCTTTTATGTGGTCTACTTCCTCTGCCACACAGCCGCACATAGCGCACAAGGGGTGCCCAGCCAGCCATTCGTCGCGAACACGTCTCCACAGGCGCCTCCACGCTGGAGGAACGTCACGCCACGCCGACCCACGCCATCCCCTACGCCGGGCCCTCCGGGCCTCCCCGGCCTCGCACGGGCATCGGTCTACCCCCCGGCCTGACGGGAGGAGGGTGTGGCAGTGGGGGCATCGGGCAGGGGGGGTCATCGGCAC